TCTGGCGCTGGGCTTCGGCGCGGGCGGCGGCTTTGATGGCCTCTTGCTGTGCGGCTTGAGCGGTCGGGTCGGTGGCGGGAACGAGCATCGTGGTCTCCTGAGTCGAAGGGATCGGGGTCTGTGAGGGGCGCGGCTGAACGGCGGCAGCGGGCACCACTCCGGTGGCCGGTGCAGCGGCGGACGGTGATGCGGTCGCACGAGCGTCGGGTCGGGTCCAGGCGAAACGCGTGGCGCTGGCGCTGATCGGCAGTGAGGCGGTGGTGGCGTCGGCGAGCTTCTCCGCGACGGCTTCGGATGCGGTGAACCAGTGGTCCTCGCCATCGCTGAGCCAGGCCATCACGTCGTCGAGTGCGCGGCCGGTCTTGGCGGCGTAGCTCGCGGCCATCGCCTGCGCCCACTTGTCGAGCATGTCGGCCGCCTGGCGCAGCTCGGCGGCGTTGCCCGAGGTGCCGGCCCAGGGTGCGTGGATCATCAGCATTGCGTTGTCGGCGATCTCGACGCGGTCGCCTGCCATCGCAATCAGGCTGGCGATCGATGCGGCGATGCCGTCAACGCAGACAGTGACCGTGGCCGGGTGGCGCTTCAGCGCGTTGTAGATCGCGATGCCATCGGCGACCGAGCCGCCGAAGCTGTTCAGGCGGACCGACATGGTCTTGGCGTCGAGTGCCGCCACGGTCTTGACGAAGTCCTTTGCAGCGATGGAGTCGCCGTACCAGGATTCGCCGATGTCGCCGTAGATCCAGATTTCGGCGTGCTGTGTTTCGGAGGCCGCGGACGCGTTTGCGACCGGACGCCGATGGATGCTGTACCAGGGCGTGGCACTCATGCGATGACGATTGCGTTTTGCATGCCGTCATCGTCGAAGTTTCGGCGTCTACTTTGTAGGGGCTGCAGTAGACAATTTGCGTGAGCCCACTCAACGTCGATCGCGGCGCGCAACGGTGCGCTGTGGATCCCTGGTGCCGCAGATGCGATAGACCATGGCGCGCTTCAGCCCGAACTGGTCGCAGATCTCGGCGACGTTGCGGCCATTGAACATCGCGCGGATGCGTTCATTGCGCGCGCTGCGATCGGGGATGGGCACGTACACGTCGTCTCCTCCGAACCGGTCGCGCATGCCGGCGACGATCTCCTGCGCCATCGCGGTCGCCCACGGATCCTGCACCGCCAGCCGGTCCCGCAGGATGTCGGTCATGTCGAGCACCCACTGTGACGGCGCACGGCTGTGATGGTTGTGGGGATTCGATTCGGTGTGGCTTCTATTCATAGGCGGGAACTCCATGCGTCACTGGCGATTGAGTGAGAAGTGGTGAACGCTGGCGCGATCAGCGGGCGTGGTGGTGGTGGTGGCGGGTCTCGCAGTGGCACTGCATCCTGTACAGACGCCTGCACAGCCGGTCTGTCGATCGATTCGGCGGCCTGCGGCGCCGCGAATAGATCGGGTTCGAGCCCGGCTTCGAGCCGCGCCCAAAGCTTGTCGCTGAGCGTGTGCAGCCCGAGCATCTGCGCGCAGAACAGCGCGTAGACCGTGCAGTCCAGCTTCTCGTTGCGCTTGCCCGCCGGCTTCAGCCAGCGGTGCTCTTCGCCTCGGCCGGTCTTCACCAGCATCCGGCTCTCCGCCGTGAGCTGGTCGTAGAACTCGGCGGCCAGCTCGCGGGCGAAGTGCACGTAGCCCGGCCCGGGCTGGCTGACCTGCAGCCGTCCGTACAGCAAGTCCTTCGCGGTGTCGGTGCCGACGTGCCATAGCCGCACGCCTTTGCGGATCATCTTGCCGCGTTCGTTCACGTCGACCAGGACGCTGGCGCTCTTGATCGGCCGACCGAGCCGCGTCTCGCCCTTGACCGCGTAGAGGTTCTGGTTCGGCCGGTTGCGCACGAAGACATAGCACTGGTGCGTGAAGTGGCCGCCCGTGTCGATCGCCACCGCGTCGGCCGACATCTCGACGCCGCACACGTGCCGGTAGGTCGCCTTGATCGCCGGGTCCAGCTTCAGATCCCATTCGCGCTGATCGGCCGGGTTGCCGTAAATGACCAGGTCATCGACCACCCACATCTCTTCGCCCCGCCCGAAGCCCCACACCACCAGCTCCCAGCGGTCGCCCTGCACGTCGACGCCGATCGCGAGCTTCACGGCGCCGCGTGGCACGGTGCGCAACGGATGCCCGTGCTTGCCGCGGAGCGCGAGCTGGCTGGCGTCGGTCTTCTCCAGCTCCTGCTCGTAGGTCTCGCCGCGCGTGGTGTTGATGAAGGTCTTCAGGTCGCTGTCGTCGCCGGCCTGCGCCTTCTTCGCCGCGGACAGCCAGTCGCGCACGATGCTGACCCAGGTCGCCTGCGGGCTGTATGCGGTCCAGCTGAAGAAGGCCACGTGCATGGGCGGTGCGATCTCCGCGTCCACGGCATTCCTGAAGCGCAGCTGCAGCTCGTCGCGCTCGTCGATCCAGATTCCCTCGGCCGACTTCCAGCGTCCCTTCCAGGCCGCCAGGTACTCGGCCTGGGTGATGCACACGCCGCAGTGCGGGCAGACGTGGCCGACCGTCTCCGGATCGTTGTCCGTCCACTTGAAGCCGTGCCGCGCTTCCCGGCCGCCCCAGTCCAAGGTATGTTCTTCACTGCAGTGCGGGCAACGAATGAAATACTGGAAGCGAACGTCGGCCTGGCTCTCACGGTCCTCGATCAGGCTGAAGCCCTTGAGCTTCGGCGTACTGCCGGCCACCGACTTGGGGAACGTGGCACCCTCGATGCGCTTGTCGCCGAGCCGGAAGGGACTGCCCTCCTTCTCGATGTCGCGATCGAAGCCGTCGGTCTCGTCGTAGTAGACGCAATCGACGGTGATGCGACGATAGTTCTTCGCGGCCTTGCCGCCGCGCAGGTGGAGCAAGCAGCCGAGGAACCGCTTCTTCTTGATCGTGTTCTCTTTGGACTTGCGGTTGAACTTCGGGAACACACGGCGCATCACGCGCACGTCGCGCAGCATCGGCTCCAGCTCGGTGGTCACGAAGTCGTCGCGGTCTTCGTCGGTTGGCTGGTACACCGCCTGGTTGCGACGCTTGTGCTCGGCGAAATAGCCGACGGCCGCCAGGAAGATCTTGGTGTATCCGGTGCGAGCGGACTTGCGCCAGGTGACGTGGTTGATCTCGTCGTGGCCGATGCAGTCGGCAATGGCGATCTGGTACGGGTAGGCTTCCCAGCGGCCCTGCTCGTAGCTGCTCTCCTCGCTGAGGTAGAAGTGCTCGGCCATCCATTGCGACAGGCGCATCGGCGGCGGTGCTTCGAGCGGGCGCAGACCGCGGCGCAGCGCCGCGTTGATCTCGTCGCGCTGCTCCGTGCCGAGGTCCGCCAGCGACATGGGCGGCTCGACGTACGCGGGCTCGACTGCGTCGAGCATAGGCGCCAGTTCGGTCAATTTCCATCCTCCTCTTCATCGGGTTCGTCTTCGGCATCCGCGAGGCTGAGCGCCGCCGCGCGGTTGCGCGCCTTGCTGACCTCCTCCTCAAAGATGCGCAATGCCTCGGTGGGCAGCTCGACGCGACGGCGCACGCGCGGCACCAGGCCCTGCAGCAGGCTGCCCACATCGCCGGCCATCTTGGCGAGCACCAGCTCCAGCACTGCGACCGGTGCCAGCTCGCGGCGGTTCACGGCGTTGTCCATCGCGACGCGGTCGGCCTGCTCACGGGCGAGGCGGGCGCGCTCGCGCGCCAGTTCGCCGTCGGCCCCGCGGCCCGCCGCCTGTTCGCGCAGGTGTTTCGTGTACGCGCGCAGCCAGGCCGAGGCGGGCTGGCCCGCCTTCAGGATCCCGCGGCCGAGCAGCTCGCTGATCGCTTGCTGGCTGACGCCGACCAGGTCGCCGAACTGCTCCTGCGTCAGCGGGTGAGAGAGCGGCTGTTGCATCGCTTCCATGGGTACAACCCCCTTAAGCAACGCCCGCAACTACGGTGCGAACGGGGTTCGAATTACCCTTGACCGACCTCTCCCGGGAGGACCCGATGAGGGGGGTGGGGGGTGGGGTCGAGGCCTGCGCCGACAGAGGTGCGAACGTCATGCGCCCTGCCCTCCGCTCGACAACCCGAGCTTCGCGAGCTGCTTGTGCATGCGCTGCTCGTACAGCGGCTTGAAGCGGCTGTCGATGACGCGCTGCGCCGTGCCCGCGAAGTCGAAGCGCTTGCCGTATCGCGTGCCGTTGACGAACAGGAGCACCGGCTTCACCGCACTGCCTGAGCTGAAGCGGTGCCGTGCCCACACACCGCGCCGCAGGTGCTGCATCTTGTCGCCGTGCTTCCATGAGCCACGCCCCTGCCGCGACTCACCGCCGTGAGCAACGAAGTACTCGACCTTGCTGCGCTTGGCCTTCGAGCGCTTGCTGCCCGTGGCGTTGGCGTCCGACCCCGCGAGGTTGAAGGCCTGCAGCTGGCTCAGGATCTGCACGATCTGGCCGCGACCCATGTTGCCGTAGGCATCGAGCTTGGCGCCCGCGCCCGGCACCGCTCTCTCGTTCTTGCGCATCAGCCCGGCCTGCACGAGGATCTCCTCGAAGCGCTTCAGCGGCCGGTTGCCGCCCTCGATCTGCGGGATCAGGTAGTGCGCCCGCGACGTGCCGTCCTTGAGCCACACCATCGCCTGCAGCTTGGTCCTGCTGGCAAAGGTCGTGCGCAGGGCCCGCAGCGTGAATGCCGTCGGGTTGTCGAAGCTCGACCGGATCGCAGCCACCTGCGCATCACGCACCTCACGCGTGGTGTCGTTGATGGCCTGGGCCATCACGTTCGGATGCTCCTGCTGCAGCTCGCCGAACGCCTTCGCGATCTCGGCCGCATCGAAGCGGATGTTCATCGTCAGCATCGTTCCTCCCTGGTTCAGTCCAGCCCGCCGCCGCGCTGTGCCTTCAGGCTCTTCGTCGGGGCCGGCCCTTCCCAGTCCGTGAAGCGCTGGTGCGCGCCGTCGAAGGTGAAGTTCAGCGTGTCGGTCGGACCGTTCTTGTGCTTGACCACGTGCAGCTCGGCGTGCATCTTGTTGGCCTCGGTCGGATTGCGCCGGTGCTCACGGTGCAGCAGCCCGATCAGGTCGGCCGCGCCCTCGATGTCGCCGCTGTCGCGCAGGTCGCTCATCTGCGGCGGCCCGCTGCGCTTGTCGGCCTCGCGGTTCATCTGCGACAGCAGGATGATCCAGACGCCGAATTCCTTGGCCGCCCGCTTCAGGCCGTTGGAGATCTTGCCGAGTTCCTGGTTGCGGTTGTCGCCGTCACCCTCCATCAGCTGCAGGTAGTCGATGACGACGAGGCTGAGTTCCTTGTGACGACGCTTGACCTGCTGGATCTTGCGGCGCACGTCCATGATGCTCAGCGCCGCCTGATCATCCATCGCGATGCGCAGCTTCCCGAGCGCATCCACGCCCTCGGTGACGCCCTCCCACATGCTCTGCGGTGCACGCTGTGGGTTGCGAATGTCGGCGAGGTTGACCCGGCCGGCTGCGGCCACGTGCCGGGCCGTCAGCGAGTTCAAGCTATCTTCCTGGGTGAGCATCAGCACCTGGTCCTTGCGTCCGACGTTGCGGCTGAGCGTCAAGACCAGTCCGGTCTTCCCCATGCTCGGCCTGGCGCCGATCACCCACAGCTCGCCCGGCCGGCCACCGCCCGCAGTGCAGTGGTCAAGATCCTTCAGCCCGGTCGGGACCGTGGTGATTTTTCCGTCGTAGCGCGCGCTCAGGTCGTCAACGAAGCCCACCACCAGCTCGCTGATGTCGCGTGGCTCGTTGCGCTCGGCGACTGCGTTGAGCGCCATCAGCTTGGTGATCATCTGATCGATGACCTGGTCGACCGGTTGCGGCTTGCCCTTCGCATCGTGGGTGCCGCGCAGGATCTCGTCAGCGAGGTTCGAACCCAGGCGCATCAGTTCGCGTTCGCGCCAGCGCTCGACCAGCAGCTCGGCGTGGCGCACGGCTGCGCGGCTGCTGACGACGCTCGCCATCAGTTGGTTTAGGTACACCATGTCGTGGTGCCCCTTCTCGTGGACGGTGACCAGGTCGGCCAGCTTGCCGGCGCTCAGCAGTTCGCAGATGGTCTCGTAGATCGCGCGG